TTCTCTTCAACTTCTTCCTGAAATTCAAAATCCCACACCTCGTCAATACTACCGAACAAAATCTTGGACTTCGGCTTGGCATTCAACAGGTATTGACCCCCAACGATATTATCGCGATGGATACGATCACCACCACTGACATAGGCATCGTTGCGAAAAAGATCACGGCTTCGCGCACCGAGTATATCCAATTCGGGAATAATATCAGCATCAGCCGATTGCATGGACGGCATCCAGCGGGCCAATTCCTGACTCTGACGGCTCGCCCCCTCATACGCATCCCCCGCAATCATTAGCGGGTCGCCCACAGGAGCCGCAACCGTGGGCGACCCTTCCCGGCCAACGCTGGACGGGGACAGTTCGCCCGGCGCCGGACCAAGCAGTTCCTCGAGAGACATGTGCGCGAACGTCATCAGAACCAAACCCGCATCGGCTTGACCGGCACATTCATTCCCTGAAGCACTGCGATTTTTCTCTCGATTTCAGAAATATAGGCCGCGAGCGAACCTCTGTTCGCCTGATTGTAGCGAACTCGTTCTCCGTTGGAGTCTTCAAACTCTACAACGGACTCACCAAGCATGAGTTTTTCATAAGCCCCTTGAGCTTTCTCAAGTTTTGTATTCAACGACGAAAGAGTTTCGGTCATATGTATGGGACGCTTTATGATCTGTTGACTCACGCTTCATATACCACATTTATAGTGACTGTCTACCCTATAGTAATTCTTTATAGTTTCACTATATAAGTGATTTATCAAGCAAGATTTTCGCCAAGCGACCTCAACGAACTCGTTCTCTTTTTCTTGCCAACAAATTTGGCTGTCTCCCTCTTGGTCGAATCAAAAACAAAATCATTTCTGGTCCATGGTTTTGCCCAGGCCGGAGGACTTTCCCAATCAACTTCGAACATGCGAAGAGTGGGCCAAGGGCCACTATCGCGTCCTTTCTGGACCGCTGCAAGAAAATAACAAAGCAGATCCCATGATTCATTACGCCGCTTGCGTGGGTTTTCCCACTTCCCGTCATCTGAACGAACCTCCGCACAGAGCTGGGTATAAAACCAATCAGGTATCCAATCAGGCCACCGAATCATCCCTCCAGGCTCCGTCCTGCCAAGGAGATTCGAGAGTTGATCTTTGAGTTTGTTGGAATTCAAAAAGAGCATTGGTACGTCACCACGAGCTCCGGAATTGCGATCCTTTCGAACTGTTTCGCCCGGATAATCAAACTTCACCATCGGCGCCTGCCGATTTGGCGTGCCCTTCACGAGAGCGAATCGGCGATGGTGGCCTTCTTCCGATTTCCGCAATCGCCGCCAGAATTCCAAGGCTTGAGGGGCAACACCCGTTTGACCCTGAGAGTCAGATACCGTCAGCATGATCGACATTTTACGGCCGGAACCATCTCCGAGCGGATAGCTGCGCTCGATAACGTCTTCAATCAACTGATCCCAATCCTCCGAATAAGAACCGGGTTCGATCGGTAGCGGGTCTCCATCCTTGTCGAACCGGGTTTTGGACTTGCGAATTTTGAAGCCATCTATGACAACAATGTCACCTCCAACCGCTATACCGTGAACCTGAACAACGAAAGAGCGTGCCTGCACATCAACGCAAGCGATAAGCGCCCTGACATCTTCAGGGACCGTCGGCACTTCTTCTGTTGCTCCCCAATTTTCAGCACGATCTTTGAGCTCTTCCGGCACACGATCCGACACTCTTGCTCGTGAGACGTATGGAAGTCCAAGATCAAGGTTGAAAACCGTCTTCAACGGCCCCTCTTCACCCGTTTCATTAAGGTGTCTCTCCGCCTGGATATAGCGGAGGACCAGCTCTTTCCAGGATGCGAAAAAGGCAGGAGGAGATTTCATCCAGAAGGAAGCGATGTCTGAACGGATCGGCTTCCTGCCATTCAGGACGACAATTTTCTTCTCCTCGGGTATCCACACCATGTTGTCACGGACCCAGGTGCCGCCGAGATTCAGCTCATCGCGCATACTCTGCGTTATCCAGAAACCGCAGTGGGGACACACGAGCACAACTTGCTCGGCGGATTCCATAGGGTCTTCCGACTGAGGATAACTGAACAACGGCCAATCAGGCTCAAACGCACCGTGACATTGAGGACATTCCCAATAGAATCTGCGCCTGTCGCCCTGATTATAGATCGAAATAATGCCGGTTTTGATAGGTGGGGCTTGGTGTGGTGTTTCTGGAATAAATTTCGGATCTTCAACATCTACACCCGGAGAACTCTCCACGCCAACCATTCCGAACCGGCCATAAGTCTGCGTGCGCTTCCTCGCAAGAGGGAAGGCCGGGCCTTCACCTCCTACGTTTTTGTAGCCATCACCACGATCATAGTCGAACAACCAGATTCTCTGAGTCGTGTTTCCTGAAAGCTCGGTGATCGAGGGCCATTTGATGAGAAGGCGCATTCCATTTTTAAAATACTTGTCGTGAACATTGTCGTCCTGATTTGATCGAAGAGCGTTTTTAAGCGCTGGTTCACGTTCAAACATGCGCTTGATATCGCCTTTCGACAGGTCTTTTGCACTGTCCTGAGTCATATTGAATACGCGCATGTCTGTCGGATCGCACATGACGGTTTTACAGATCCACCCCATCGCCATAGCGGATTTTCCGGTTCGAGCCGGTCCCACGAGACACATGGCCCGGTATTCAAGGCTGTCGAGCACCTCCATGGGTTCCCGTAAATATGGTGTAGAATCAATACAATAGCGGCCTTTTCGTGATCCGATGCCGCTCAAATGCCAGTATTTCTCTGCCGCTTGCCAAGCATTGAGGCGCTCTGGCGGCCGCAAAGAATCTACCGAAGATACAAGCAAGCGCTCAAGAGTCGTCATTTTCGCTCTCGAACTTGTCTCTGACATTTTTCGTCTTGTAATTCTTCGGCATCTCAATCATTCGATGGTGAATTTCGTCGATCAAGGTTCGGCACTGATCCTGAAAAAAACCATATTGTTCGGTCAACATCTCTTCCGCCCCCGGCATTCGTTCGACCCATAAAGTAATTGCTACTTTCATTTCCATGAAAGCACGGCCCAACACTTCTAGCACGTCTTCACTGTGCCAGAGCTCCCCCGCCTCCAATTGCCAGCGTTGTTTTTCCCTCTGACCGGACCAAAAAGCTTTCTGCAAATCTGGTGGGAACTGCTTTTGATTTTTGATCCAATCATGAAGCTCGACTCTTGGCTCAACAAGATATTGACAAGCCGTTCGGAAGTCGTAGCGATTGACCGGCTGACCTTTGTGAGTCTGGATTTCTGCGACCGGGCAATTTTTTAACCTGGCTTGAATCGTGTTCGCGTGCGCCCCAAAGACCCTGCTAAGAAACTGAACACTTACCGGCTTCATAAAAGAGGCTGCGTTCACAGCCTCAGCCTGAATTGTATGTTCCTTCAACCGCGCTTCGATGTCCTCGCCGCTCAAAGGCTTTTTCAGTTTTGCTACCGGTTCCCGTGGTCCCAGCAACTCTTCAAGATCGTCAATCATATCGTTACTCAAATTCTGCAACCAACACCCCTTATAAATCACATATTGATTGACATGCAATTTATTATGTGATTTTGTGCGTCCGTGGTTTCCTTCTGAACCCCCACATCCACCATGACAAACTCCAGCCCCGCTTCGGCGGGGCTTTTTATTGACATCTCATATGTGGCGAACATAAGCGTATTTCCACTGGTCGGTTTGCCTTTTGTCGTGCCAGACAAATAATATCGCACTGAACCATAAAAGGGGCTGATATAGATAGCCTGCCTCCTATAAAATATATGATTCCAATCGAGCTCTTACCGCATTTGTCACTGAATCCTGAGTCGCTTCGTTTTCCAACAGGCGGGCAAAAAGATCCTCATCGACCGTATCCCTAGCCATGATATGATAGTGGTTTACAACTTCTGTCTGACCCGCGCGAGGCAGGCGGGCATTTGCCTGAAGATAGAGCTCGAGACTCCAAGTCAGACCGTACCAGATATCAATATGACCACCGTACTGCATGTTGAGACCGTGCGCGCAGGACGCAGGGTGTGCTGCCAATTTTTTGATTTTACCTTCGTTCCAGAGCCTTACCGCATTTTCGGTTTCATTCAAAACCTTGATATCCGGATGCCTCTTTCGAATTTGCTCGAGATCAAACCTGAACCCATAGAAAATCAATACGGAATCGCCGTTTGCGTCCTCAACCAGTTCGTCAAGAGCATCAAGTTTGGCGGTGTGAATCTCGGCAATAGTGCCATCTTCACGATACATGCTACCATTCGCAAATTGCAACAATTTGTTTGTGAGAACGCCCCTGCTTACAGCCTCAACGTCGTATTCCTCACTGACCAGTTCGCGCTCAAAACGCTTGTACTCGTTCAAGGCTTTCGGAGGCAAGTCTACATAGATTCTAGGATAAGCCGGCGGCGGACAGAGTTCGAGCGGAGGCAGGCTGACCATCACATCTGAGACCTTCTCCATGATCTCTTTTTCTGCCCAGGGGTAAGCTTTGATTTTGCGGCTCCATTTGTTTTCTTCGAACCACCTGCTAATGAAGT